CCTACTTCTGGTGCTCCTGCTCCTGTTTCCAATGCTTCTGATTCTACTACTGGTGCTGCTCCTACTTCTGATTCTACTACTGGTGCTGCTCCTACTTCTGATTCTACTCCTCCCATCAATGTTGCTACTGATGATGATGTTCTTATTTCGTTAAATGGTGAATCTATAAAACTAGAAAATCTTGTTGAATACCTTGACAACCAGCAAGTTGATGAAGCTAAAAAATTAATTGAAGGGAGTCAAAGAAATTTACCGGTTTTGCATCAAATGATGCGACTTGAAAAAATCAAACTCGAACATGTTAAAAATTATATTGAACATGTAAAAGAAATGAATGGACCAAGTTGGAGTGTAAATAAAGATGGAAAGAGCGCACTTCACCACTTGGTAAGTAGTAGGGCTTCTAATGAAGATAAGATAGAAATACTTAATTATTTAAGGGATAACTATAAAGATGAATTTAATGATATGGCGAAACAGGATAATTCTTCAGGGGGTATAATAAGGGGTACCCCGGCGAAAGATCAAGAAAATAAACTTAGAAATACAAAAGGGAGTGATATTGAAGGCGGGGAGGTATTAAAATTATTAAGTCCAATTGAAGAAACAGATCAAATTGAAGAGGTAAATAAACAAGAACAAGGATCAACAGTTGCACCAGCAGCAGAATTAGAAGCAGAAAGACAGAGAAAAGAAGAAGAAGCAGCAGCAGCAGAAAGACAGAGAAAAGAAGAAGCAGCAGCAGCAGAAAGACAAAAAAAAGAAAAAGAACTGAAGGCCTTGAAACAGGAATTAAAAAAAATTAAGCAAAAAATAAATGATTTGGGTATTGACAATAAAAAATTAAAATCAATAGAATTATTAGAGCAAATTAAAAAAAAGAAAGAAGAATTAAATGTTCTTAATGATAAAGTTCAAGAATTGAAGGGACAATATAATGAAGTAAAAAAAGAATTGGGAAATCTAGACACTAAAAAAATAAAAGAGATTAATGACAAATTCGAAAAAGTAATAGGAAAAATAAAAGAAAGAAAAGGCGATAAAAAAGGCTGTCCTATTAAAAAGATGGGTGATGAGACGGATAATAACGTGAATTCAAATTATATAGTTGAACTTCAAACAAAATGGAAGAAGAGGACTAATAACCTTACCCTAAATGACGAAGGGGTTTCTTTAAACGAGTCGGAATTAAACAAAATTCCTGAGCCCACAGAAATCACCGATACTGCGGTAGAAAATTTAGAAGAAATAAACAATTATAAACTAGAACAAATTAATTTTGAAAATTTAAATGATGATATTGATAAACAGATAGAAAAAATTAAAGATGCGATTAAAAAAGGGGGAATAGTTTTTACTAATGCGGAAAATGAGAATGAAAAATTTGAAGGATATTTGACTGGAGGGAAAGAAGCTTTGGGCCAGCTGGAAGAATATGAGAAAGGTGTCCAAGAACAAATTGAAAATGTGGGAAAATACATCGAAAATGCTGAAAAAAAGATAAACAATAGTAAAGAAGTTTTAAAGGATGTAAATGATTATCAGAATTATTTAAATAAGTTACTAGCAGATTTATTCGGAGCGGTAAGAATATTTGGAAAATTCTTTGACCCTTGTGCCCTAGAGGGCTTTAAGACACTCAAATGTCGTGAAGATGTTCAAAATGTTAAGAAGGATGAAACGATAAATTATGTAATAAAACCAGATGCTGACAAGAAAAATAAAACATTAAAATTACACTTAACTAAAATGGGTGGAGGAGGAAAACTCAATGATTTAAATAAAGAAGATGGAAAATGGCAAAAAATTATTGATAAAATTAAAACTGAAATAAATAAAGAACCTGTTGAGCTTGAATTTCCAGACTTCGATAACGTTTATTTGTCCGCACAATCTATTTTTGACGGAGAGGGCGGTACGGATGTTGGAACTGCTAATGAAGACGTGCATCTAAAAACTATTATAGATGGAACACTCCCTGATAATAATGTTACTATTTTTGGATATGGATTCTCAGGTTCAGGAAAAACATTTAATTTAGGTTTAGACAATAAGATAAACGATGATGGAACATATCCAATATGGGATAAAGGTTTAATTAATAAATGTTTGGTGCATATAGGTGAAAAAAATGGGGCAGAAATATCTCTAGTTAAATGCTATGATCATTACGGTATTTTTGATTTTAAGATTATGAAGAATAGCTTTCCGATTCCACCCAAAATTCTCATAACTAAACAAGAGGCTGAAAAAATTGATTATTTAAATGGAGAAGAAACTAGTGAAATGGAAGAAATAAAAAGAATTTTATTGGGAAAACCCGACGGGGATATTGGAGTAATAGATAAGAGGGTAAAAGGAGTGAATATTAAAATAAATGGCAATGAGACTAATGAACAAATGGTAAAATGGACACCCAATAATCCTCAATCTAGTCGAGCTCATTTATTTATTGAATTTGATGTTATATTTGATAAAAAACAAAATGAAAAACCTACAAAACTAACGTTTATTGATATGGGAGGTTCGGAAAATATTTTTGATATCATGGACGAACACATAGAATATAATGATTTATACGAATTATCTAAAATATTGGCACCAGTAAAAAATATGAATGAATCTTATTTTAAAAATAGAATTGAAAAAGCAAAAAAATTATATCCAAATTCATTCTTAGTTCAAAATTTTTTATCTGGAGATTATAATTCGTGGAATATAAAAATTGATGGCACTGAATATTCATACCCAAGAAATATTGTACGCGAAATAGATAGAATTAGAGAAATTTATGATAATTCGAGCCGAATGAATTTAATGTTGGGAAAGGATTATTTTAACAATTATTATGATGGTGAACTTGCGAAAAAAATAACATATGATGAAAATATAACCGCAAGTCAAAATAGAGCGGAGCTTTCTGACCTCTCTGAAAAGCTACAAAGAAAAGAAATTGAGGAAATTGGGTTACCTTTGGGTCATCAGGTTGTAACAACAAAAAATGATAGTGATATTACAAATAATGATAGTGATATAGAAAAATGGGAGAATATGTACAATTGGTTTGCTCCAATAAAATTCAAGCAAGAGGATTTTGTGGGTAAGGGGAAGAATACAATATTGGACGGTGACATTGCTAATTATCTCAATAAAGAAGAAGAAGACAAAAAAACAAGGGGAAAAATCAATGAAATATGTAAAATAGAAGGAGATTACCCAACTTATATAAAAAAAATATATGGTGACAGCGATATTCACAATAAGTGGGTTAAAAAATCTACAATTGAAAAAAAATTTAATGAATATTCGGAATTAAATAAAAAAATAATTGATACAAAAGATGAAACATATTATGAGAAGGAATATGAAAAAGGTGGAGCCAAACCGAATTTTCTCCCTTATTTATATAAATTTAGATTGTTAAAAAAATTCATAACAATATATATTAGTAAAAAAATCCAATATGAAAATTTAAAAAATATTAAAAATGATAATAAAGAAACAATTGATAATTTTTCCAATAATTTATTATTAAAATTAAAAATGTCAATGTTAATTATTTTGAATTTCATTCAAAATCAAAAAAACAATATTAATAAGTTCTCTTTGATTAAAATTATATTAGGGGGCTCAGATTTTAAAAGTTTAATCGATAAACCAAGAGGTTATGCAACAAAAGATTATGGAAATTCTCTATCAAAATTTAGATTAAATTATGAAATATATCCTACATTTGAATATAGTAAAAGTATTGAAAAAAATGATAATACTAATATATACATAACAAATTACGCAATAATAACATATGATAAAATAAAAAATATACCACTCCAATCAAGAGCCAATAATCCCAATGAAACTTTCGGTTATATGTTATATCAATACGGCTACAGTATGTTATTAAGAATATTTTTTGATAAAAAATGGTCTAAGAATGACACGGAGGAGGTATCGTTGCTCGACGGGGAAATGGGATATAATTGGGACAAAGATGATACAGCATTAAAAAAACTAAAAACGGTATGTCAAGAAGGATTATATATTCAAGAGACTATCAATCATTTAACTTATTATTTCAAGAATAAAATAAATTCTAGTCAACAATACACTGAACTTAAATTTAATCATAAATCATGGAAAAATAAAATTTCCTTTAAAAAGAAAGATAAAAAGACATACACAAACCCAGAAGAAATGAATTTGTATTTTTATCAGGATAAAGAAGATGATAATTATGGCTATGACGATGACGATGAGTGGCATCTAACAAAATTAATTGAATTTTTCAATGATAAGAGTAACGAACCAAGAATAAATCCTAATGATGGTATGTTTTATAATACTACTGATTTTTTACTGAACCCAGGGGACAAAAATAGTTTGGATTTCATTCAAACATTATCTGATTTTGATAAAGAAGGGGGTTGCAATAAATATATTATGATGTTTTGCATGGGTTTAACAGCCAAAAGCAATGATCCAGGTGAAGCCGAAAGAAGATTTATAGGGACATTAAAATGTTTGGAACAATCGCAACAGATGGTTTGTATGAGTAATTGTATAAAAAACGCCGAAGAAAGACAAAAAGTAATCAATATTATTAATGATACTGGCGATGAATCAAATATTTTTAAGATTAAAGAAGATGAGAATGAGGATGGAGTAGTTAAATATAATGGCGAGAATTTAAAAGACAGCGAAGAATTTAAAAATAAACTGTATGAAAATATTGAAAATTTTTATATATCTAACGAAGAAAAACAAATACAAGAACATGGTTATATTTTAAAAGAATTAAGGGAATTTTTGAATAATGTTACACCTGGAGATTGGATAAATATTGTTGAAACTGTGAATGGAAATAAGGATATAAAAGGAAGTGTAGGGGGGTTTCAACAGAAATTACGAGATAGTAAAGAAATATATAAATATAAGTATAATGTCACAATCAATGATATAGTTGATAATAAAAAGAAAAATGGCATTAGTAATGGTATTACTCCTGAAAAACTGTGTGGTAAAGAAAACAGTAAGGTCGAAGTCAAGAAAAATTTAGAGAAAGCAATAAAGGGAAAAATGGGTAAGATTGAAACTCACGAGGTGTATTTATTGAGTATTGCTTTAAATATTTGGTGGAATCATATTGATAAATGCAATAATAAAAAAGGCGGGGCAAAAAAAAATAAACCAAAGGATAAAGGAGGGAAATCTCCAAGGAAAGAAGCCGAAGATTTATTTAACAATATATTAACCTTACCATTGGTAGCACATGTAAAATACACTATACTTGAAAAAATAAGAAAAGAAATACAGAAAAAAATAAACACTACTACTACTACTACTAAGGATTTTTTTAATAAAGAAATAATATTTTCTAATGAGATAGGGGAAACAGAGGGATCAGATAAAAAAAAAATAATTACTATTACAATTAAAAGGGAAGAAAGTACAATAACATATTTGTTGGATTATTTATTAAATAAAATATTGGTTGAAAACGAAGGTTTGTACATGATGGAATATTCAAATAGAATGAAAATATATGAATATTATATTTTTCATACTTTCCAAGAGAAGAATATGTCTCAAAAGCCATTAGAATGGAATAGAGCCCATAAAAAGAGTAGTGTAATAAAAACGAAAAATTTGGAAAATTTAGCACCTGATGGGACGGAATTAAAAGATGATAGGCCAGCACTTATATATACAGAATTAAAACCATTGCAATTAAATATAAAGGGTTATGATGTCGAAAATTTTGAAAGTTTTTGTAATAAAATTATAGAAAAATTAACTGGACAGTCCGGACAGGGTGGGGGGACACAGAATCTTTTTAATTCTGACACCCTCCGCAATTATTTCGAACAAATCTTTCAACAATCTTAATGTTTTTTCAAATTAATCTAAAAATTCCATTCCATTTTAGATTATATTCCAAAATAATTATCCAATGTGTCAAAAGATTTGCAATTACGTAAAAAATATCAAACCAAAGAGATTCGCCTTACCCATTGTGGGTGTTTTCGGTCTCCTAGTTCTTGAAGAATGGCGCGATATCATACATTTTCCCATCGTTGTTTTTGTCGGTACTCTCGTGCTCCTGTGGAATTTCCCCTCATTTATTTATTACACCACCAGCAAACCACTCTTCTATGAAGACATTTTCATCGACCCAGACAAAGTACCAGATTACAATGTGCATCCGAAATTAAAGAAAAAATTCGAGACTATAATGCAGTGGATTTTCGTCATAACCAACTCATTGTTGACATCTGCTCTGGCGGAATATTGGTTATTAAAAACAGTAAAGATAAAGAATTATGTGGAGATTTTAGGAGTCACGGGGGGCATTCTAAAAATCTTTCAAGCCATCAATCATTCTTTGGGCGTAATATTGTTAAAGATGTTCAAACATTTGATTGAAAAAGAAAACAAGAAACTCAAACAATTAAAGGAAAATACCAATGAACACACTCGCCTCGAATCAAAAGAAAGAGAAAATATTCGTGTCATGACGATATAAACTCGTTCATACTAATTTTATTATGCCTATTTAATATAAACATAATGGATACTGTTTTATCGCAAAAAATCAAAAGTCCGCTGGAAAAAATGATAGAAGCTACTAAAAAATTAAACCAGACAGCGTCTGAAAAAATCAAAGAAATCAAAGAAAAAAGTACTTCATTAATGAGTGGCGAAGATACTGAGGGTGCAGAGAGAGAAGAAAGAGAGAGAGAAGAAAGAGAGAGAGAAAGAGAGAGAAAAGAAAGAGAGAGAGAAGAAAGAGAGAGAGAAGAAAGAGAGAGAGAAGAAAGAGAGAGAGAAGAAAGAGAGAGAGAAGAAAGAGAGAGAGAAGAAAAGGAGAGAGAGGAAAAGGAGAGAGAAGAAAAGGAGAGAGAGGAAGCAGAAGAACTCGATTTTGATTTTAGTTTGGATGATGACGAAAAAGACGACGAAGACGAAAAAGAAAAAAGCAATATATTAGAAAAAACTAAAGAAACTATTGGTAAAGTCAGTATGTTTCCGCTTTCTATTTTTGTATACATTAAATATGGTCTCATTATCGCAATAATAATGTTTTTGGGTCTCAATATATTGGCATATGTCGGGCAGGACAAAGATTATTTTCAGAAAATCATCGACAACTTCATAGTCAAACACTTATACAAATTAAATGACAAAGTGAGAGTGTTAATGGGTTTACCACCAATTGTCGAAGACGATGAAGAGGAGGAAGATGATGAGAAGTTGGATTCAGATAAATCCCCAGCACCCCCAAGTAATTTAGGAAAAGCCATTCAGCGAGAAAAGAAACATTCTTCTACCGATACTTCGGTAATGAGTAAAGAAAGTAGCAATGAAATCATGAAAAAATTAAATTCATTCAAAGCTGATGATGCGATGGAAAGTACAATACAGAATAATCTCAAAAGTGGATGGTGTTATATTGGACAAGACCGTGGATTCCGTTCATGTATTGAAGTGAGCGATACCGATACTTGTATTTCAGGCGATATATTCCCATCAAAAGACATTTGTATCAATCCTTCATTACGCGAATAATTTTTTTATTTTCATTATATATAAAAAATGGTTGTAGCGAAGAAAATCCAGAAACTTTTAAACAATGAAGTTGTTTTTGCCGTGGCAGTTATTCTTGCTTTCTTGAATGTTGCCGGTTATATCTTTGTCCGTTCTTATGAATGTTTGGCGGTATTCGTTGCTGTAGCATGCGTATCAAATTACTTTAGCAAAAATTACGTGGTCGATATTTTGGCAGCTCTTTTCGTAGCCAACATTGTGTTTGGTTGCGGGCGTATTCACCAGGAAGGTTTTGCGGAGGGAAAGCCCGATGCCGAAGAAAACCCTGAAGAGACATTTACCGAAGGAAATGAAGAAGAACCTGAAAAAGTTGTAATGGATTAATTAATTACTAATCCAACACAAAACACATAATATAATTTTATTCAAATAGATATACTGACATTATACCATGTCAATATATTTGTTATTTCACTAATAGTTCATTTATTGGTATCAGAACCACATACAAAATTTAGAATAAAATATTCTATTCATATATAAAACATGGCACGTAAGAAGTTCACCAAAGGCGTTAATAAGGTACTCAATAAAAATATGCCTTCTCCTTTAAAACCCAACAACTTGTTGAAAAATCGCTTTGTATTATATGTAGCAGCAATTGTTTCTGTGCTCAATGTGATTAAATTCGTCTTCAAGGAAGAATTCGAATACCTCTTCCTTTTTGTCTTAATTGCTCTCGTCTCCTGCAATTTTAGCAAAAATATGATTGTCAATCTTCTATCGGCAATCATTGGTACCAATCTCGTTTATCTCGTTTCCAACAATCGCACCATTAACTTACGCAATCTTTTGTTACGCGAAGGAATGAACGGTGGCGAAGGAGAAAATGGTTACGAAGAAGAACAAGAACAAGAACCTATGGAAAGCGGTCCCAAGAAAGAGAATGGTGCCAAATGCCATAAACATGAAAATGGTAAATGGAGCGCCCACGCCATAGATTGCAAAGATTGTGACGAAGCCAAAAAGAAAGAAAAATGTAAAAGTTTAGGAAAAAACTATGATTTCTGCGTTGAAGGAAGTTGCAATGCCGAAGCCTTTGTTAGCAGCGACATTCCCAGTAGTGAACCTGCTTCTCTCGAGAACAAGAGTGTTGATTCTAAATCCACGGTCGAACAATCCTATGACAATTTGGAGAAGGTAATTGGCGGCGACAACATTCGTAAATTAACGGGAGATACCAAAAAGCTCATGGACCAGCAAAAGAGTTTGGTAAGTTCTCTCAAAGACATTGGTCCTGTTTTGGAACAGTCGAGTAAAATAATGAAAGATTTACCCATTGAACAAATGACGAAAATGCTCTCCAACATCGGTAAATAAATATTCTTTCTTAGCCTTACAAATAGACAAATATAATGTTATATTTGCCTATAATAAGAAATGGCAAGAAAGAAATGCCCTCCAGGCGTATTTTGTATTGAGAATGCTACCCTCGCCGGAATGATCGTTTTAGTCGTTCTCGTCGGTTTATTATCTTACAAATTCGTGTTTGCCAAAATAAATGGTTCCATAATGAGTGCTAATTTAAAAAGAATCGTTAATACTGAGAATTTTTCCGAAAATGGCAAACCCTATCATTTTATTCCGAGAATAAACACTGAATATTCGACACTACCCGGCGATACCCTCATGAATCCATATGTTCCTCCGCAAAATAGCGCTCATATGGTATCTTACATGAGAGGTAGAGGTGATGGAGATATAAGAGCCGTACCTTTGCCTCCCCCCGAAGCTGTGAGGGGTAGACCACCTCCTTTTACCCAAATTGGCCTTTTAACACGGTCGTCGGGTCACGATGAAACCATGCTTCCTTTGATGGGACGTCAATTACATACCAATCGATCAAAATGGCAATATTACGCGATGAGTGATACGGGTCATAGTCTGAAAATACCATTGAGTAAAAATGGGCGAAGTTGCATGAATGAATATGGAATAGATGAGATTTTCAATGGAGATACTGTGTACGCGGAAGGATATAAAGATGCGTTTAATGCTACGATATATGAAAATCAAGGTTATCAATATTAGATGTTAAATACCGAGAAATTCTATTAATCTTTATAGGAATATAAATATTAATTTATAATTTTAATGCAATATATTAATGAGTAGTATAAAATTCCAACATAACTCTGGTTTCATCGAAAAAGCATCCATTGATGAAATAATAATTAAAAACGAAAAAAAGTATGCACATTTTCAACGCATTTTAGACGTTTTTAAAAAAAGTAAAAAAGGTGACAAACTTATGAAAAATAAATATTATGATGTTAGTGAAAACAATATGGACGAGAACAAATATTACTTACTCGAAAACGGTTATTTTCAATCGAGTTGGAGATGGTGGTATGGCGAAAACAAAGAAAATACCAAAGAATACATTGAAGAAGAAATGCACGCGTTCATCAAATTTCTGGATGAATTATCTCGCGAAAATCAAAAATATTCATATTATTCAACCTATCAAAAATTCATTGAAAAAATAATTATCTATATCGGAGATATTTTGCCAGGATTATATTCATTTAAGGAAACTTATCCCGAATACAAAGATTTAATATCGTTGATCGATAGTATTATTTTAACACTAATTGATTTCAAAAATACGGCAAAGAAAAAAACCAAATAATTATGTATGGATAATATATAATGCGAAAAACTCGTAAAATAAA